ATATATGTCTAGTAGCTACATTTGAATTTAGTGCAGCAAGTTTTTGTAATCCAACCAATGAATTAGGGTCAGGAGTAGAACCATCTCTAGCTTCATTTAATCCTGTTACATTTCTTATTTGATTTAAGTAATGATTGTAATTACCAAGAAGCATTTGAGTTTTACTAGCACCTGAACTTGATTGTAATTCTTTAATAGGTACTCTACCTTGGTTAAAGTCACCCTCTTGTGTGTAACTTCTACCAATTACAGAACCTGTTTGAAAATATAATCTCAATGCATCTTCAGGATTATAAGCATTACCTGTGCCTACATCAACCTCGTTAAGTCCATCTGCATCAATAAACACACCATCAGGTACAACTCTAGAAATTACTTGTTGTAGTTTCAAGTGAGTTATTTGAATTAAATCTGCAAATGGAATCATTCTTCTTACTAGAGATTCAATAGCACCCTTATACATTCTAGGTGCAGCAGCTACATAATTTGGTATTGCGTGTTGCGTAGCTGATTGTGGTCTAACCATATTCTCCATAAGTTTCCATTGGAGAATTATGTTTGTACCCATTACCATTACACCTTCATACCATACATCAATAGTTTTTGAAACTTTCTCAAAGTTTTGTTCTTCCTGCATTTCAACAGGTGGGTTGAATGAGTCATCTTTCTCAATCATACTCACATTACCATTATCTTTTACTTTTCTTTTATAAACAACTTTTTTAGTTGTCTTATAATTAAAGTACATTAAGGTTGCAGTATCTCTATAGAAAATATCATTCTCATAAAACTGTGCAGTATTGTAGTAATCATACCAACTTTGTGAATACTGTGATATTTCTTCTAAGTCTTCATTAGTTAATGATGGGTCAATCTTTTTAAGTTCAATGATTGGAAGTGTTTTGATTTCTCCCCAATAAAAACAATCTTTAAAATATGGGTCTTCTGTATAACTGTATACTATATTAGCAGGGTCTACATATTTTATATTAACACCATCACCCGGCAAGAACTCGTGCTTTGCACAAGAAATACCTAAGACAGTCATATCATAGTCTAATCTTTTTCTAATATCATTGTATTTGTTTTGTTCAAACAAAGTACTAATGGCTTCTTCTTCAGCTATTTCAATTGCAGGTTTATAATTTAACTGCATAAATAACTTTAACTCTTCATCTGTATTTGGTAACTCATCGGGTTCTACAGTAAAAGGATTTGCTCCTGTTTTTTCTTGGATAGTTTGGAGCATAGGTTTTGCAGCCATTTGCCCTTCAATCATAGTTTGATACTTGCTTCTTTTTGATTGTGATATTGCGTCTTGTGCATAAGCTTTAACGTGGAACTCTCTGTCCTGCAAACCATTCACAACAATATCAACAAACTTTGGTAGTATTGGAACAGGTGTCCAATCTAAATTCAGATAAGATAAGTCACCGTCAATTGCTAATTCGTTTTTGTATTTTCCTATTGGTTGTTCTCCTCTCGCATATAACCTTAAACGATTGAAGTCCCTCCATTGATTATAATATCTACATTGATTTCCGTCTTTTTTAAACCATTCATATTGAATTGCTTGACCAATTTGTAACCCAAATTCGACTGTTTCTTTTTCTGAATCTGACACAAACTGACTAGGAAAACCTGCAGATGATATGTTTATATTTACTTTCTTCATCTGATAATTTCGCTATATTTACCCTTGTTAGTATACCTTGCAAAGTTAACCTTTATTTTTGAAAGTTTTTTCTCAGGTAAATAAAGATGTTTTTGTGTTGCCATTATAGCTAAACCTGAACTAATAGCAGCATCAAACTTAGTTCGATTACTTATATCAAACTTTGCCCAATCCTCTAAGGTTCTAGTAAAAACCATATCACCCATTTCTAAATCATCTTTCATACCAATATGGTTTTCGATATAAGATTCAATAGCTGATGCGTGTGCTTGTTTTACATCTTCACTTGAGTTAGGTATACCTCCTAATTCTCTTTCAGTTTTAGATAACTTTGTATAAATTTTATCAGGTCTATTCATACAGAAATTTCTGTATCCCCTGTTTTTAAAATGATACAATAATCTAGGTTTGTTATTTTCTATTAAAATAGGCATCCCATAAAAAACACAAGCCATTAAAACATCTTCAAAAAATATTTCTGCAGTTTGTGGTCTAGCAATATATTCAAGAAAAAATTCATTACTTGGTGCTTCATCCATATTAAACATAGTCTTTCCGTGTAATGCTCCATTAGAACCACCACCACCAACTACTCCTGATATGTCATAACTGTCACATCCAAAAGCACCTATGTGTTCATTGCCGGGATACTTGTTACCTTTTCGTGTTACAACATTATTTTGTAACACACTATTAGGTGTCCAAGAAACAAAGAATCTACCCCTGTTGTCAGGAGAGAATATAACCTTAGTATCTTTAACACCATTCAACTAACGCAGATTCCCACGAGTAACGTGATGGTCTATAATTATAGAGTCATTGTAATCTATCTGTTGGTATATTTTTGTAAGATTGAATATTGATTGTTTACTCTCATCTCTAAATGCGTGAGATTCACTTCTAGGAAATTGTCTATAGTATTCGTTTAGAGCATCGGGGTCATTCTTTAATGAATCAACTTCTGCTTCCCAATAGTTTACTGCACCCTGATAAATATTTTCTCCATCAATACCTTTGATTTCTTGCTTAGGTGTTTCTAATACAGGCATTCCATACATATCTATGAATCCCTCCATATTCCATTCCATTGGGATGAAAAGTGAATACATACCACTTTTAGTTTGACCATTTGCATTTCTTTGTAGTACATTAGAATCTGTGTATAGTTTTTTAAAGTTACTACCACCTTTGTCTAAAGCATTTGATGTAGAACCCATCATACACTTTCCAATAATCTTACTTCCAAGACGTAAACAAGTTTTCGTTACTCTCCAATTATTTAAAATATTATTTGGTTTAATCCACTTACCACTTTCATCGTGTACTAAAAGTAAAAGCTTTTCACCATCATATGAGTTGTCATCTGTGTTCTTCCAATCTATTGTGGTATCCAACCCAAACATTTCATCCTGAGTTGTTTCATACATATTCTTTTTTGTAATCTTAGCTGCCGGAATCCTAAAAGCTAATTCAGTTTTAGGTTTGTCCATACCATCCATTATAGGTTTAAAAAAGAACGGAAGTCTACTATTGATTGGAACAACTTTATCAGTAAACATTTTTTTAGCATCCGAACCTGTCTTTGACAGTATGCCAACTCTAGAATCTTTAACTAAAGTTCCGGTGTTTACACATTCAGAAGATGACATAAATGAAAATCCTGAACGTCTTATCTTTAGATAAATCATTCCAAAACTTCTTTTGTCTGCCTTACAAGCTTCCCAAAACAAAAACAATATTCTATTAGCTTCTCTAAAATCAGGGTATCCTATATCAATACTTGTCCATTGTAGATACATATAATGTGCACCTGTTATATAAACAGGTTTGCCATTAGACATATACCAAAAACCTGCTTCTCTTCTATCAAACTCTTCTTCAATATAATCAACCCATCTGTCTTTAAAGTCTGAAGACATTTCATTCCATTGAAATATAGATTGTATTTTAGACAGAACCTTAGGTAGTTCTACTCTCTCCCAATATTGTTCTTGCTTCTTTTTACTTCTAGAATGAATATCTTTGGGTGGTTTAGGTAGTGCAATACGAAGACCTTGAACTTCTACAATATCTTCTATCTGTCCGGTCTTAGATATAACAACAAAATCATACTTAGGGTTATAGCCGTATTTCCACGTTTTAGCCTTGTTCTTAGACGTTAAAACATTTTTTGGCACAATACCCTCAAGTATGTTATATAAGCTATTTAGACCTTCTTTCTGCAAATCCTTGTTTTGTATCTGTTTTTTTAATTCCTTTTTCTAAAGAATCTATAGCTTCTCTTTCTGCTTCAATACGATTAAGTATTTCAAAAGCATCAAAGATTGCTAACTTCTTTGTAGCTGCTGCATTTTTCAACCTGTCAGCAGACAAGTCATCTTCAGGGTCGTGTTTAATAATCGCTTCCTTCGCCACCTTTATCAGTTGCTCTACTGCCCTGTGTCCTGCTTCTATTATTTTTAATTTTATTTCTTTTGATTTCATTATTAAATCTTTTGCTTTTTCTTATTGGTATAGGTGAACCATCGTGTTCATTCCATTCATCATTAAAGTACATCCAATCCCATTCTCTACTCATTTTTATAAAACATTACATAGACTATTCTACCTTCTTGCCAACTTTCATTTGGATATTTACTGTGAAAGTAATTACAAGGATAAGATATAAGCCTATTAGGTTTGTATCCTACAACACTTTTCAAACTCCATTTAGTTAAATCATTTGAATCTTCTTTCAATATAGTATCAAATTCTTTATCAGAAATATTACTTGGCATAGTTTCTCCCATAGTTGAATGTTCCCAAAACGCAGTACCGTGCAACTCTTTCATAGTTGACTTTGATAAATAAAGCACTAATGCTCTATCAGGCTTTTCGTTATTTATAATTGTATCTGCGTGAATCCTCCAATCTTTATCTACTTCATTATTAGATATTCTAAAAAAACTTAATATTTTTCTTATTGGTTTATTTTCTGCAACTGACAATTCAAAAGATACAATGTCGTCAAAAGATTCAGAACTATCCCAAACCCAAAAACTTTTATCGCCTGTGTCAACTTCTCTATATTCTGTTGAGTTCAAATAATCCATTAACTGATTATATACATTATCACTTAAAAAATTATCTTTTATATAAATCATAGAACCATTGTTATTTGATGGTCAAACATTCTATATAACTTTTCTCCGTCAACTTCAAACTCATATTCAGAATCAGGTTTAAACGAAACTCTATCTCCTTCACTAATACCTTTACTCATTAAATAATCGTTAGGGTATTTCATTTCACCAACCAATGGTTCTTCTTTTGTGTTTTTATAAATATACGAATCTTCTTTTGATACGGGTTTTACAAAACAATATCTATCAACTGCATTCCATTGTGTACCATTATGGTACATATAAAACTGCTCAGGCTCTACAAAAAATAGGTCATCTTTAAAAAAGCTTCTACCACTTCTTTGTCTACCTTTCATATCATTGTAGTATTTAAATACATTGTGGTGTACTAACAAAAAATCTCCCACCTTTATTGGACCTTTATATCCGAGGGGGAGTTCTATAACTTCAGCTTTGCGATTTGCAAATCGTGCATCTTCCAAAGAAGTACTTACAATAAAATCTATTCCACCAATACTTTTAGTATTATTATACCTCTTACCCTTTACAGGTTTGGTAATAAATGCAAACGGTGATTTCATAATTTAATTTATGAGCCACAACCAAGACAATCTATATGTGAATCAGTTGGCTTGACTCCATTTAATTTCATTTTAATATTATGGATTTTATCTGCAAGTTCCATTTCTTGCTCGAATGTTAGATTGGGTTGCTTCTTTTGTTCTGTATAAATTTCAAGTTCCTCTTGTAATTGTTGATTAGCTAAATCTGACATTCTATATAAAGTTTATATTATATTCAATAGATACAGGCATTGTGGATGTAAACTCTTTCCACAACACAATCTCTCCATCATTAATTATATAAATTAATATTGATTCTTTTTCTACATTAAACTTTATTAAATGAATAGTATAACTGCCATTAAGAACAGGTTGACCTACAATATAATGCATTGCACCTGACTTGTAATCAGGACCTATTGAAATCTTTCTAATATCCATTACGATAATTTATGAATAGCAATCCACGAACTTGGTGCATCAGGCATAGTTCCCACACCTGTTGATGCTCCTCGTGCTTCTCCTTGAAGATTAGACATTGTTGCAAGTAATTGCATTCTTACATTATCAATTGTAGTTTCTACAGGAAAACTAACTTCCCAACCTGAAGCTACCGTATCAGATACTTGTTGAATCCAAGTTTGCAAATAAGGACCTCCGTTTAATGTTGCAGTAAATGCAGCGTATTGAGTTGTAATATCTTGATTAACAACAT